CTGTCAGCCTTAAGGCACTGTGTTGTAAAGGTTCTGTTAACCCTAGCGCACGGTGGGGGCAGCACAACTTGAGCGATTATTCTTGACTCTGCGAACGCTCCAGGGTATACCTTATGGCAAGCTAGAAGAAGTGGGCAAGCAGTCGAGGGGAAACTCTGTGGCTGCTTTTTCATTTCTCTTGTGCGGTCTAAAGCAATTTGCATTTACTTGAAACAGAATTCACCTCGAGGGTGGGCGAATTCTGATGCTTGATATTTTGCAAAATGCAAAGCGCTATATGCATGAGAGGCGAATTCAGACCATATGACAATTAATGCACCCCTAGGGGACGACGGTAGTTCGGAAGAAATTCTTTTGATTGCCGAGAAACAATTCGACCGGATGTTACGTCGGGCCGAAGAAATAATATCAACGCTTGATGAAGAAAACACCGAGGCCTCGAAGGCGGCGGCGGGGTGTGTTCGTGATTTGAGCAAAGCAATGCAAACCGCATTCGGAGAAAGGGCAACTCTTGAAAAGCTCCGCAAACATAACGCAGGGATCGTGCACGACTACGCGCTCGATTTCGATGCGGCACGCGATGAGATCGGGCGCAGAATGGCTCGCTTGCGCGACGCCGGAGATTCAGGAGACGTTTCTGAATGATCTGGACGAGAACGAGATATTGGCGCTGCCATACCTATTCGAGTTCTGGGCGTTTGAACATCAATTGCCACCAGAGGGGGATTGGCGCACCTGGGTGATCATGGGGGGGCGTGGCGCGGGTAAAACCCGCGCGGGTGCCGAGTGGGTGCGCAGCGAGGTTGAAGGGTCGCGGCCCAAAGATATTGGCCGGTCGCGCCGCGTGGCGCTGGTGGGGGAAACCATCGAGCAGGCCCGCGAGGTGATGGTGTTCGGCGAGAGCGGGATATTGGCGTGCTCACCTCCGGACCGGCGCCCTGAATGGCAGGCGACGCGCAAGCGGCTGGTGTGGCCCAATGGCGCAGTGGCGCAGGTGTTTTCGGCGCATGATCCCGAGAGTTTGCGCGGCCCGCAGTTTGATGCGGCATGGGTGGATGAACTGGCCAAATGGAAGAAAGCGGAAGAGGCGTGGGATATGCTGCAGTTCGGGTTGCGGCTGGGGGATAACCCGCGCCAATGCGTGACCACTACGCCAAAGAATGTGTCGGTGTTGAAGGGGATATTGGCCAATTCCACTACGGTGGTGACAACGGCCCCGACTGAGGCGAACCGTGCCTATCTGGCGGCGTCGTTTCTGGAGGAGGTGCGGGCGCGATATGCGGGCACGCGGCTGGGGCGCCAAGAACTGGACGGGGTGCTGCTGGAGGATGCCGAGGGGGCGTTGTGGACGTCCGCGATGCTGGAAGATTTGCGGCTGGAGCAGGTTGGTGATTTGTCGCGCATTGTTGTGGCGATTGACCCGCCGGTGACAGGGCACAAGGGATCGGATGAATGCGGGATCATTGTGGTTGGCGCCAATTGCGAGGGCAATCCGTCGGATTGGCATGCGGTGGTGTTGAAGGATGCCTCGGTGTCTGCGGCCAGTCCTGCGGCCTGGGCGCGAACTGCAATTGCGATGATGCAGGAATACGGCGCTGACCGGTTGGTGGCCGAGGTTAATCAAGGCGGTGACATGGTTGAATCCGTGATCCGGCAGATTGATCCGCTGGTGCCGTACCGAAGTGTTCGCGCCTCGAAGGGCAAGATCGCGCGGGCCGAGCCTGTTGCGGCTCTGTACGAGCAGGGGCGTGCGCGGCATGTGCGGGGTTTGGGTGATCTGGAGGACCAGATGTGCCGGATGACCACGCGCGGCTATGAGGGCAAGGGCAGTCCGGACCGTGTTGATGCACTGGTCTGGGCAATGCATGAATTGATGATTGAACCTGCGGCCAAATGGCGAAGGCCTAGGGTGCGTGGTTTGTAGTTTCGATCTTCCAAATGGTCCAAATATCCGCGCCGCAGGCAAGAAAGATTTAATGCCTGCGGCGCGGATATTTGGACCATTTGGAAGCTGTGATTTTCGGATTTTGGTGAAGACGAGGAGCTTCTTCTTATGGCGTTTAATTTCTTTCGAAAGGGTGCGGATGTACCCGAGCAAAAAGCCTCGGCGACGGGGCCGGTGGTGGCGTATCACGGGGCCGGGCGCGTTGCGTGGAGTCCGCGGGATGTGGTTTCACTAACCCGCACGGGATTTTTGGGCAATCCGATCGGGTTTCGATCCGTTAAGCTGATTGCCGAGGCGGCGGCGGCATTGCCGTTGGTGTTGCAAGACAATGAGCGGCGCTATGACGAGCATCCGGTGTTGTCGCTGATCCAGAGCCCGAACGGGGCACAGGGGCGGGCCGAGTTGTTCGAGGCGCTGTATGGGCAGCTGTTGCTAACAGGCAATGGATACCTTGAAGCGGTGACGGACGAGATGGGTGCGCCTGTAGAGCTGCATGTGTTGCGCAGTGACCGGATGAATGTGGTGCCGGGCACTGACGGGTGGCCTGTGGCCTATGAATATGCGGTGGGTGGCAAGAAGCATCGGTTTGATATGACCGGAGAGGCCCAACCGATTTGCCATATCAAAACGTTTTCGCCACAAGATGACCATTACGGTTTTTCGCCGATGCAGGCCGCCGCAAGTGCGGTGGATGTGCATAATTCAGCGTCGCGCTGGAGTAAGGGATTGCTGGACAATGCGGCACGGCCATCGGGGGCGATTATCTATCGTGGCTCGGACGGGCAGGCATCGTTGACGCCGGATCAGTATGACCGGTTGGTCGACGAGATGGCCAGCCAGCATCAGGGGGCCGCGAATGCGGGGCGCCCGATGTTGCTGGAGGGCGGTCTGGACTGGAAGCCGATGGGGTTCTCGCCATCTGACATGGAGTTCCAGAAGACCAAGGAAGCGGCGGCGCGCGAGATTGCGATTGCATTCGGGGTGCCGCCGATGTTGCTGGGGATCCCCGGGGACGCGGCCTATGCCAATTATCAGGAAGCGAATCGTGCGTTTTATCGGCTGACGGTGTTGCCGTTGGCAACCCGCGTGGCGGCGTCGGTTTCGGAGTGGTTGGCGCGGCTTGGTGGTGATCGGGTCGAGCTGAAGCCTGATCTGGATCAGGTGTCGGCGCTGTCGGCGGAGCGGGACAACCAGTGGAAACGGGTCAGTTTGGCCAGTTTTCTGACGGATGTGGAAAAACGCGCCATTCTGGGGCTGCCAAAGCTGGCGGATGATGAATGACAGACGGGAAAACGCACGCGAGCGGATCGCGGTTTTTATACGACAGTTTCGATGCCGCAGCCGCGCGGATCGAGGCCAACGAGCGGGTGACTGCATTGCAATTCGAGGCGTTGTCGCAACGGCTGGCGCGGATCGAGGCGATGATCGAGCGGTTGGAAAAGCGGCTGTGGCTGGCGGTTTACGGCGTGGTCGGCGTGGTGCTGGCGCAGGGTGTAATTTCGTTGCTGGATGCGGCGCCTAAGTAGGGAATAAAGATATGAAATCAATGGATTACGAGACCGGTTTAGAGCGCAAGTTCTGCCGAATGGATAGGGGTGTGACCGTTACGGATGGCACGTTGATCGAGGGTTATGCCAGTTTCTTTGGCAAATGCGATCAGGGTGGCGATGTGGTCGAGGCGGGTGCTTATGCCGCGTCACTGGCCACGCTTGCCAAGATGGGGCGCACGGTGAAAATGCTGTGGCAGCATGATCCGACCCAGCCCATCGGCATTTGGGACGAGGTGCGTGAGGACAGCAAGGGCCTGTATGTGAAGGGCCGTTTGTTGCTGGACGTGGCCAAGGGGCGTGAGGCGGCGGCGCTGATTGAAGCGGGCGCGATTGATGGTCTGTCCATCGGCTATCGCACCAAGAAGGCACATAAGAATGGCAAGGGCCAGCGGCTCTTGGCTGAACTGGAATTGTGGGAGGTGTCACTGGTGACGTTCCCCATGCTTCCGGAAGCGCGGGTGGGGGCGAAGGGCGAGAGCCTGGATGCTGATGCCCTGCGTGATTTGGCAGGCGTGATTAATGACGCCCGCCACATGCTGGCCGTTGAGTAAGCCAGCGATCTAACCTCAATAGCATTTTGCACCCGGGAAACCGGATGCAACGGGCTAAAACTTTAGGAAACAAAGATGAGCAAAACCGACCGAAAGGCTCGGGACGTTGGTGTTGTGCCAACGGACCTGTCTCCGGCTGCCGAGGTGAAGACCGCGATGGCCGGTTTCGTGAATGATCTGAACGAGTTTCAGGACAACCTTAATTCAAAACTTAAACAACAAGAAGAGCGATTGACCATGCTGGACCGCAAGACAATGACCCACTCCCGCCCTGCACTTTCTGCAATGGCTGAAACCGAAGCCCCGCACCAGAAAGCGTTCAACGCTTACTTGCGCTCGGGCGATGATGACGCGCTGCGCGGCATTCATCTGGAAGGCAAGGCGATGTCCACGACCGTATCCGCCGATGGTGGTTATCTGGTGGATCCACAGACGGCGGAAACCATTCAGTCGGTACTGAATTCGACCGCATCGTTGCGTTCGGTGGCCAATGTGGTGAATATCGAGGCGACTTCTTATGATGTGCTGATCGACCACACTGATGTTGGTGCTGGTTGGGCGGACGAGACCACGGCGACTGCTGAAACAGGCACGCCGTCCATCGACCGCATCACCATCCCGCTGCACGAGCTTTCGGCCCTGCCAAAAGCCAGCCAACGTTTGCTGGATGACAGTGCATTTGATATTGAGGGTTGGCTGGCTGGCCGGATTGCGGACAAGTTTTCCCGCGCTGAAGCGGCTGCTTTTGTTTCGGGTGATGGTGTGGACAAACCAAAGGGTTTCTTGACCCATACTGCTGTTGATGATGCGAGCTGGGTCTGGAACAATCTGGGTTATATCGCAACCGGCGTTGATGGTGATTTTGACGGTGTTACACCGGCAGATTCGATCATTGATCTGGTGTACGCGCTGGGGGCCCAGTACCGGGCTGGTGCGACATTTATCATGAATTCGAAAACCGCTGGTGCGGTTCGCAAGATGAAAGACGCAGACGGGCGCTTCCTGTGGTCCGATGGTCTGGCGGCTGGCGAGCCTGCTCGTTTGATGGGGTATCCCGTGCTGATTGCCGAGGATATGCCTGACATCGGGTCTGACGCCACTGCGATTGCTTTTGGTGATTTTGGTGCCGGTTACACCGTTGCCGAGCGTCCTGATCTGCGGGTTTTGCGTGATCCGTTCAGCGCCAAGCCACATGTTCTGTTCTATGCAACAAAACGTGTTGGTGGTGATGTGAGCGATTTCGCCGCGATCAAACTGCTGAAATTCTCGGTCGCCTAACGGTTGCCGAGATAGGTCATCCCCCATCGTTTGGGGGGTGGCTAAATGGGCGTGCGCCAATGATTTCGTGTTGTCTAGCTGCTCCCCTCCGTCCGAGCAATGCGAATGGCGTGCGCCCGCCTATTTGGGGGCGTTATATTACCGGAGAATTTCCATGATGTTAGTCGAGCAGACAACAGTGCCAACATTGGCGCTGCCGATTGCTGAATTCAAAGACCACTTGCGGATGGGCACGGGGTTTGCCGATGATGCGGTGCAGGATGCGGTGTTGGAGAGTTATTTGCGTTCAGCCATGGCGGCGATCGAGGCGCGTACCGGCAAGATTTTGATCGAGCGCAGTTTCATGTGGTCGGTGACCGCATGGCGGGCGTTGGGCGAGCAGGCATTCCCTGTGGCCCCCGTGAGCATGATTGGCGAGATGCGGATGCTGGACCGTTTGGCGGTGGTGACGGTGATTGATCCGGCGCGATACAGTCTGCAAAAGGATGACCATCGCCCGAAGCTGGTTGCGGTTGGCGGCAGTTTACCGACGATTCCGATTGGCGGCAGCGTTGAGGTGATCTTTGATGCCGGATTTGGCGCGGCGTGGGGTGATTTACCTGCGGATGTGACCCATGCGGTGATGTTGCTGGCGGCGCATTATTACGAGCATCGTGATGTTGGCGGTGCCGGTGGGGATGTGATGCCTTACGGGGTGACCAGCCTGATCGAGCGCTACCGCACGGTCCGTATTCTGGGCGGGGGTGCGTCATGAGTGCGCCCCTTTTGAACCGCAAGCTGGTGCTGGAAGATGCGGTGCAATTGCCGGATGGATCCGGCGGGTTTGCCGAAAGCTGGGTGGCGTTGGGCGAGATGTGGGGTGAGGTGATGGCGGGCACGGGGCGCGAGAAGGCGGGCGAGTTTGTCACCGTTTCAAGTGTTCCGTATCGCATCACAGTGCGGGGGGCACCTGTCGGGGCACCGTCGCGCCCCAAGCCAGACCAGCGGTTCCGCGAAGGCACGCGTCTGTTTCGCATCAAGGCGGTGACAGAGCGCGATCCGCAGGCACATTACCTGACCTGTTTTGCGTTTGAGGAGGAATTGTCATGAGTTACGGGGTTTCGGCGGCTTTGCAGGCCGCGATCTATCAGCGTTTGATGGGAGACACGGCATTGACCGCTTTGGTCGGCACCGCGATTTACGATAACGCGCCATCGGGGGCTGTTGTGGGCACTTACGTGAGCCTTGGTCCTGAAGATGTGCGGGACCGGTCGGACAAGACCGGATCTGGTGCGCTGCATATGATCACCATCAGCGTGATTACGGATGCGGCCGGGTTTCAGGTGGCCAAGCAGGTAGGTGCGGCGGTGAGCGATGCGTTGCAAGGGGCCGAGTTGGTTCTGTCGCGCGGTGCCCTTTGTTATATCAACTTTGATCGCGCCACGGCGCGGCGGGTTGGCACGGGTGAAACGCGCCGCATTGATCTGCGGTTTCATGCGCGGGTTGAAGATAATTAACGATCATCGGTGTTGCACATCAAGCCCGTCAGGGGCTGATGAGCGGCTGGATGCAATGACCTAAATTTCTAAAATTGGAGTGACAGCTATGGGTGCCCAAAACGGCAAGGACCTTTTAATTAAACTCGACATGACCGGTGGTGGTTTGTTCGAGACCATTGTGGGGCTGCGGGCCACACGGATCAGTTTTAACGCCGAGGCGGTCGATGTGACCTCTTTGGAGAGTCAGGGCGGGTGGCGTGAACTGCTGGCAGGCGCTGGTGTGAAATCGGCTTCGATTTCGGGGTCAGGCGTGTTCAAGGATGCGGGCACAGACGAGCGCGCGCGCCAGATTTTCTTTGATGGTGAAACGCCGAATTTTCAGGTGATCATTCCTGAATTCGGCATCATCGAGGGCGCGTTCCAGATGACGTCGATTGAATATTCCGGCAGCTATAATGGCGAGGCGACTTATGAGTTGAGCATGGCCTCGGCGGGTGCGTTGGTCTTCACACCTGTTACGCCATGACGAACCCCTGGGCCGGTGAAGTTGCGTTGACGCTGGATGGGGTCGCGCACAGCTGCAAGTTGACGCTTGGGGCTTTGGCCGAGCTTGAGGCGTCGCTGGAGACAGGGACGCTGATTGGTATGGTCGAGCGCTTTGAAAGCGGTCAGTTCAGCACGCGCGATGTGCTGGCGTTGATTGTGGCTGGATTGCGTGGCGGGGGATGGCAGGGTCGTGCGAGCGATTTGCTGTCAGCCGACATCTCTGGCGGTCCAGTCGAGGCGGCGCGGGTGGCGGCAGAGCTGTTGGCGCGGGCGTTCTCAATGCCGGATGTTGCTGCACAATGAACGGATTTGACTGGCCTGCGTTGATGCGGGCGGGGTTTCGCGGGCTTGGGTTGCGGCCAGAGCAGTTCTGGCGGCTGACCCCGGCCGAATTAATGCTGATGCTGGGCGAGGGGGCGACGGATGCGCCGATGAATCGCACGCGGCTAGAAGAATTGGCGCAAGCGTTTCCGGACAAGATGGAGAAAGATCATGACAAGTGAAGTGGACGGGCTGGACGGATTTGACGATCAGGTTGCGGCCCTCGAGACAACAATGGGCAGTGCCACAGCGATGACGGCGGCCTTTGATGGTGAGTTGGCCAAGATGCGTGACAGCCTGACCACGACGAACCGCGAGGTTGATGTTTTGTCCAAAGGCATCAGCCGCGGGTTGAAATCGGCCTTTGACGGGTTGGTGTTTGACGGGCTGAAGCTGTCGGACGCTTTGGGCAAGGTGGCGGAGTCGATGGTTAATGCGACGTATAACGCTGCGATCACGCCGGTGACCAAGCATTTTGGTGGTTTGATTGCCAACAGTATTAGCGGGTTGTTTGGCGGTGGTTCCCTGTTCGAGAAGGGCGGCAGTTTTAGCCAAGGTCGGGTGATGCCGTTTGCCAATGGCGGGATTGTCAGCGGGCCGACCACGTTCCCGATGCGGGGTGGCACCGGATTGATGGGCGAGGCTGGGCCAGAGGCCATCATGCCGCTGACACGCGGGATGAATGGGCGTTTGGGGGTTGAGGTCAATGGCGGGGCAGCACCAGTGAACATCACAATGAACATCAGCACGCCTGATGTTGAAGGGTTCCAGCGCACGCAGGGGCAGATTGCATCACAGTTGGCACGCGCTATGGGGCGCGGGCAACGGAACCGTTAGGAGGGCAGTGCTATGGGTTTTCATGAAGTAAGGTTTCCGGCCAATCTGAGTTTTGGGTCTGTGGGTGGCCCCGAGCGGCGCACCGAGGTTGTGACGCTGGCCAACGGGTTTGAGGAGCGCAACACCCCCTGGTCCCATTCGCGGCGCCGCTATGATGCGGGGCTTGGCATGCGGTCGCTGGATGATGTGGAGCTGATGATTGCGTTTTTCGAGGCGCGGCAGGGTCAGTTGTTCGGGTTTCGCTGGAAGGACTGGTCGGATTTCAAATCGGGCAAGTCATCGGTTGATCCCGATTTTGAGGATCAGGTATTTGCGATCGGTGACGGGGTGACGGCGGCGTTTGTTTTGAACAAGACCTATGCGTCGGGTGAAGGTGTTTATGTGCGCCCGATCACCAAGCCTGTAGCGGGATCGGTAAAGGTGGGCATTCAAGGGGATCTGTTGCAGGAGGCTATCCATTTTGATGTGGATACGGCCACAGGCATGGTAACCTTTGATCATCCGCCGGACGAGGGTGTCGAAGTCACGGCAGGTTTTGAATTTGATGTGCCGGTGCGGTTTGACACTGACCGGATCCAGACATCGGTTGCCAGTTTTCAGGCGGGGCAAGTGCCCAATGTGCCTGTGGTGGAGGTGCGGGTCTGATGGCGCTTTCAACAGAGTTTCAGGCGCATTTGGCCACCGGGATTACCACTGTGTGTCGTTGCTGGGCCGTGGTGCGCCGTGACGGGGTGGTGTTCGGGTTTACCGATCACGATATGACGCTTTCGTTCGAGGGCATTGAGTTCAAGGCCGATACCGGACTGACGGCAAAGGCGTTGCAGCAGACTTCGGGGCTGGCGGTGGACAACACCGAGGCGCTGGGGGCGTTGTCGGACAGCGCCATCACCGAAGAGGATATCGCAGCGGGCCGGTTTGACGGGGCCGAGGTGCGGGCGTGGTTGGTAAACTGGGCCGACCTGGACCAGCGCACGTTGCAATTTCGTGGCACAATCGGCGAGTTGCAGCGTAGTGGTGGTGCGTTTCAGGCGGAACTGCGCGGGTTGACCGAGGCGCTGAATCAGCCGCAGGGGCGGGTGTATCAAAAGCCCTGCACAGCGGTATTGGGCGACAAGGATTGCCGGTTCGGGTTTGATGTGCCGGGGTATGTGACGGAACTGCCTGTCGAGATAGTCGAGGATGCGCGTGTTTTCCGGTTTGCTGATATGACGGGGTTTGACCCACGCTGGTTTGAATACGGGCGCTTTGAGGTCTTAAACGGGGCTGCTATCGGGTTGGTCGGGTTGGTCAAGAATGACCGCGTGACGGATGATTATCGGGTGATCGAGCTGTGGGAGAGCCTGCGCGCTGATATTACAACGGGTGATTTGGTGCGTATAGAGGCGGGGTGTGACAAGCGGGCCAAGACGTGTCGTTTGAAGTTTAACAATTTCCTGAATTATCGCGGGTTCCCGGACATTCCGGGTGAAGACTGGTTGATGTCATATCCGACACGTAGCGGTGTCAATGATGGCGGGAGCCTGAACTGATGGCAGATGTCGGGGAGCATGTGGCCACGCTTGCGCGGGGCTGGATTGGCACGCCGTATCGGCATCAGGCCTCGACCAAGGGGGCGGGGGCGGATTGTCTGGGGCTGTTGCGCGGGGTTTGGCGCGAGCTGTATGGCGAGGAGCCGGAGACGGTGCCCGCCTATACGCCGGATTGGTCCGAGCCGCAGGGTGAGGAGCGGTTGTGGCGTGCTGCGTTGCGCCATTTGTTGGTGCAACAAGGCGCTGCTGTGGGTGACTTGCTGCTGTTTCGCATGCGGGCCGGTGGGATTGCCAAACATTTGGGGATAGCGGGCCGGATTGGCCCAACCCCGACTTTTATTCATGCCTATACGGGACACGGGGTGGTCGAGAGCCCCCTGAGCACCCCGTGGCAGCGCCGCATTGTGGCGCGTTTTGCGTTTCCCGAGGAGGGGCTCTGATGGCGACTATTGTATTATCATCGATCGGTTTTGCGGCGGGTGCGTCCGTGGGTGGCGCGGTTCTGGGGTTATCGAGTGCGGTCATTGGCCGCGCGGTCGGGGCGACGCTGGGCCGCGTGCTGGATCAGCGGATCATGGGGGCCGGATCAGAGGCTGTGGAAACAGGGCAGGTGGACCGGTTCCGGCTGACGGGGGCCTCCGAGGGGGCGTCTGTCGGGCAGGTTTACGGACGTATGCGCATTGGCGGACAGGTGATCTGGGCGTCACAGTTTGAAGAAAGCAGCACAACAACGGGCGGGGGCAAAGGGGCACCGAGCAAACCCAAGACCACGGCCTTTAGTTACACCGTCAATCTGGCGATTGCACTGTGCGAGGGCGAGATCACGCGTGTGGGCCGTGTTTGGGCCGACGGGATCGAGATTGCGCGGGATGATCTGAATATGCGGGTCTATTCGGGTTCTGAGGACCAGATGCCGGACCCGAAGGTTGAGGCGGTCGAGGGGGCAGGATTGGCCCCTGCCTATCGCGGGATTGCCTATGTGATGTTGGAAGATTTGCCGATGGGGCAGTTTGGCAACCGGATACCGCAGTTTACCTTTGAGGCGTTGCGCCCTGCACAGGATGTAGGCGAAAGCGATATTGCGCAGGCGGTTCAGGCGGTGGCGTTGATCCCTGGCACCGGTGAATATGCGCTGGCAACGACGCCTGTGCATTATTCGGCAGGGTTCGGGGTGAACCGCACGGCCAATATGAACACACCATCGGGCAAGACCGATTTTGTGACGTCGATCGAGGCGATGGGCGAGGAGTTGCCAAATTGCGGGTCGGTTTCATTGGTGGTGTCGTGGTTCGGCGATGATTTGCGCTGTGAGGAGTGCAATATCCAGCCGAAGGTTGAGCAAAAGCTGGATGACGGGACGGGCATGCCTTGGGGTGTGTCGGGGGTTTCGCGCACGGCGGCTGAGGAAATTGTCAAGGTTGACGGGCGATCCGTTTATGGCGGCACGCCGACGGATAAATCGGTGATCGAGGCGATTGTGCATATGAATGGCATGGGTAAGGGGGTGGTTTTTTATCCCTTTATTCTGATGGATCAGTTGGATGGAAACACAAAGTGGGATCCGTATACTGGGGAGGCGGGGCAACCTGCGTTGCCTTGGCGTGGGCGGATTACATTGTCGGCGGCCCCGGGGCAGGGTGGTTCCCCTGACGGAACCGCAGGTGCGGATTTCGAGGTCGCGGCGTTTTTTGGCACGGCGGCGGTTGGCGATTTTACGCCTTCTGCGAGCGGGATTTCCTATAGTGGGCCTGCGGAGTGGTCGTACCGGCGCTTTGTGCTGCATTATGCGCATCTGTGTGCCGTTGCGGGCGGGGTCGAGGCGTTTTTGATCGGATCGGAATTGCGCGGGTTAACCCAGATCAGGGGGGCTGGTGGCAGTTTCCCTGTGGTTGAAGCCTTGCGTGTTCTGGCGGCGGATGTGCGCAGCATACTGGGGGCAGGCAACAAGATTTCATATGCGGCGGACTGGTCTGAGTATTTTGGTTATCAGCCGCAGGATGGGAGCAATGACAGGCTGTTCCATCTGGATGCGCTATGGGCTGACGCAAACATCGATTTTATCGGGATCGACAACTATATGCCCCTGTCGGATTGGCGCGAGGGGTATGAGCATCTGGATGCGGATGCCGGTGCGATTTATAATCTGGATTACCTGAAGTCGAACATCATGGGGGGCGAGGGGTATGATTGGTATTACCATTCGCCGGAATCCCGCGAGGCACAGATACGCACCCCGATTACCGATGACGAGCACGGGGAGCCGTGGATATACCGTTTCAAGGATATCAAAAGCTGGTGGTTGAGCACACACCACGAGCGTATTGATGGGGTGCGGCAGAGCACAGCAACGGCGTGGGAAGCTGGATCAAAACCGATCTGGTTTACTGAATTGGGCTGTGCGGCGGTAGACAAGGGCACCAATGAGCCGAACAAGTTTGTGGACCCGAAATCATCGGAGTCCAGCCTGCCGCGGTATTCAGATGGCACGCGGGATGAATTGATCCAGATGCAGTATTTGCGGGCGATGACACAATTCTGGGCAACGCCCGAAAACAATCCTGTGCATGACGAAACCGATGTGCAGATGCTGGATATGGGGCACGCGCATGTCTGGGCATGGGATGCTCGGCCGTTTCCTTATTTCCCCAACCATCAGGATCTGTGGAATGATGGCGATAATTATGCGCGGGGGCATTGGCTGAACGGGCGCACGGCGGCGCGCTCTTTGGCGTCTGTTGTGGCCGAGATTTGCGAGCGTTCGGGGGTGGAGCAGTATGACGTGAGCCGGTTGTTCGGGTATGTGCGTGGTTACTCAGTTCCCGGGATTGACGGGGCGCGGACCGCTTTGCAGCCATTGATGCTGGCATACGGGTTTGATGCAGTAGAGCGCGACGGGATTTTGATATTCAAAAACCGCGACGGGCGGGAAACGGCGGTGGTTCCTGCCGAAAAATTGGCTGTGGTGGCTGAAGCCAGCGGATTGATCGAAACCCTGCGGGCACCTGCGGCCGAGGTGGCGGGGCGTATCCGTCTGAATTATGTGGATGCGAACGGTGATTACGAGGTTCGGGCAACAGAAGCCATTTTCCCGGACGAGGCGACGTTCTCGGTTTCGCAATCGGAATTACCATTGGCGTTGACGGCAACCGAGGGGCGGGCCGTTGTGGAGCGTTGGTTGGCGGAATCGCGGATTGCGCGGGACGGGGCGCGGTTTGCTTTGCCCCTGTCGGAACTGGCGCTGGGCGCGGGGGATGTGGTGCGTTTGCCTAATGATGATGGCGATGCGTTATACCGGCTGGATCATGTGGAGCAGGCCGGAGCGCAAATGATCGAAGCAGTTCGGGTTGAGGCGGGAGTTTATCAGACAAGTGACAGAGTTGAAGAGGAGAGCACTGTGCGGGCTTTCACGTCTGCGGTTCCGGCCTATCCATTGTTTCTGGATCTGCCGTTGATGCGGGGTGACGAGGTTGAGCATGCGCCGCATGTGGCGATCACGGCGACGCCTTGGCCGGGTCCGGTTGCCGTATACAGTTCGGCAACAGATGACGGGTATGGGTTGAACCGTCTGGTTGAGGCATCATCGATCATTGGTGTGACCGAGACATCTTTGGCTGCTGCATTGCCCGCTTTGAAGGACCGTGGGTCTGCGTTACGGGTGAAAGTGTTTGGCGGGGATTTGTCATCAGCCAGCTGGGCGGATGTGTTGAACGGGGCCAATTTGGCGGCAATCGGTGATGGATCGACGGACAATTGGGAGCTGTTCCAGTTCGCCGATGCAACATTGGTAGCGCCTGACACCTATGATCTGACCTTGCGGTTGCGCGGACAGGCCGGGTCGGACGGGATAATGCCCTTGGAATGGCCGGTGGGCAGCCAGTTTGTGTTGCTGAACGGGGTTCCCGAGCAGATTGAACTGGCCACCAGTGAACGTGGATTGTCGCGTCATTACCGGATTGGCCCTGCGGCGCGCAGTTATGATGATCCATCATATGTGCATTTGCAGGCGGCGTTTCAGGGGATCGGGGTGCGTCCCTATTCGCCGTGTCACCTGAACGCGCTGGGCGATGTTGGATCAGATATTGCGGTGTCGTGGGTGCGGCGCACGCGGATTGACGGGGATAGCTGGGAATCGGTCGAGGTGCCATTGGGCGAGATTGGCGAAAGCTATCTGGTGCGGGTGATGGATGGCGTTACGGTGCTGCGTGAAGATACGGTGGGGGCTGAGGCGTGGACCTATTTGGCGGCGGATCAGGTGACTGACGGGGTGGTGGCACCGTTCCAGATTGTGGTTGCGCAGATATCGAACCGGTTTGGGCCGGGTGTGTTTGAGCAGATCGAGGTTGCGAGTTAA